AGTCCTTAGCTCTGTCATAGGCCGCTGATGCCCTATTGATATAAGCATTCTCGTATATCTCACCAGCACATATGTCGTTTAAGTCGTCAATTTCGCTATCTGATAGCAATTCACCAGTGTCTAGGAACCTGGCCTCAATTGCCCGGGCATACTCCCCGATCTCTAGCTCAACGTCTGTAATCTCAACTTGTCTTTGTTTAAAGGTCACTTTCATTAGCTTAATCCCTTCTCTGCACACTGATAGCAAGACCATATGAATTCGTCATGCATCCAGTCATCAGCGTCAGTCAGTTCAATATTCATGTTCTTTGCACGCTCAACCATGCAGTCAAAAATCTTGTCTGAATTAAAAGAATCTTCCTCATACATTTCACTAAACCAACAATCTAAGTCATGGTCTGCAAAATGCCTGTCCCAAAATTGCTCGCATGTCATTGTAGTCATTAGATCACCCTTCCAAGGACTTTGTGATTAATTGATCCTTTTTTATCATTGTAAGTTCTAGCTACGACTTCTGAATCCTTACCAATATAAATGTCTGCAATGTGTAACTCAGTGCCGTGTGTAATCCATTGGGTATCGTCTAAATCATAGATACTACCGTTTTGAATGGCTTCTTTGATCAAAGCAGTTAGCTCTGTAAAATTGTGTGCGTATTTTTTCATCTCTTATACTCCTTGTTTCGTTGAAATAGTGTTTAACTATGTTTAACAAGATTATCAAGACTAAAGTAATAGGCATGTAATTATTTCATTGAAACTATCAAAATCATGCGCTCTCATTAAATTAACCAAAATTGCAAAGGATATGTGATGTTGTACCAGGACAAGGGTATCGAGGAGCTAAAGGCCATTATTGAAGCCTATCAAAACTACTTCTTTGAGACCTTTAAGAGAAAACCCACTACAGAAGAGCTAACCAAGCCCATCATGGACTTAATAGCTGAAAAGACCCATCAGGACTTCCAGTCTAGGTTCAAAACACTAACTATCACCAATCTTATGCAAGCCATTAGTCTAGTAAAAGATGACGCAATTGCTAAAGATAAAAAGGCTGATGATGATAATCATTCTCAATTAGACAAGCAAACCATAAAAACTACTGTGGGAAACAATGAATCCAAAGCCAAAAAGCAGAAAAGGAATTCCTAATAAGGTTTCAATGAGTGCCATGATTGATTTCGATAGGCTAGGGATAAACCCCATTGAATGCCTATGGGAATGCTTTCAAGAGGCTATGAAGTCTTATAAGGAAGGCAGAGGCATGAGTGATAAGGGAGACCCTGGCTCTCAATACCTGGCTGTGGCTACAAAAGCAGCAACGGAACTGGCAAGCTATAAGCATCCTAAATTATCAGCGATTGCCTTTAAAGATCTGTCAGACAATGACACTAAAACCCCATTAACTACCGCTCAAGCTATTGAAATATTAAAGGCTGACCCCTTTGCACCTAAAGAGATTAAAGACATATCAACCGACAGGATTGTTAACGCTATGAACTCGACTATTAAAAACCCAATGCTGCCAAGCGGGGTAGATGATTGAGTGGGCTTAGCGGTCTAGCTGAATTCCTAGAGGACTTGCATAGTCGATGGCAGCCTCACCCTGGGCAAATACCAATAGGCAGAGCCTTATTCTATGAGGGCTGTAAGAACATCTTCACAGAGGCAGGTAAGAACTTCGGAAAGACTGAGCTGTCATGCTATTGCACTTGGCGCTGGGCTTTTGAGCATCCTGGCTCTGAAAACTACATTATCGAGCCTTACTCAATCCAAGCAAAAGAGATTCTTTGGGCGGGGAAGCGCATTCAAACCTTCGGCAATCCAGACCTAGTTGAAAGCGCAAATGATACTGAAATGAGGATACGCTTTAAGAATGGCTCATTCATTAAGCTTCTGGGCTCTGACAATGAAGTGGCGCTGCAAGGCATTAAGCCTCAAGGCCTTATCGTTTACGATGAGATAAAAGATATTAAAAAGTCTGCGATTAACCTTATGGAACCAAACAGAGCTGCCTTTGGTGTCCCTGCGTTATTCATTGGAACACCGCCAGAATTCCATACCTATTCTGTAGACCTATCGAACATGGCTAAGAAATCACAGTATTGGCGCTATTTCCATGCTCCTACCTCATCTAACCCACATATTTCAAAGCAATGGCTTAAAGAGAAAAAAGAAGAGCTTATATCAATGAATGATGAGGAAACATGGCTAAGAGATTACGAAGCCATATTTATCAAGGGCGGTAAACGTCACATTTACCCTCAAGCCATTAAGTACAAACCACGGCCAAAAGCAGAATTAATACCGCAGTCATTTAAAGGCATATCCTGCCTAGTAATATTTGACCCTGCAGCTGCATCGACCTTTGGCGTGCTGTTCGTGCTATTTGATCAGTATTCCCGTAGGTCCATTGTCTTTGATGAGATCTATGAGCAAGACCAAAGTCTAATGACTGTCAGTCGTATCTGGCAAAGAGTCTTTGAAATCCTTGAACCTTTAAAATCTAAAGGCCTTCGTGAAATCAGATACGTTTACGATGAGGCAGAAACATGGTTTCTAAATGAGACCGAGGAAAAGCCACAGTGCAAGGACATATGGCTAGAGCCTACAAAGAAAGCCTTAAACGATAAAGAGTTTGGCATTACCTTAGTCCGTGAAATCTTCAATAAAGGCATGATTGAAATAGCCGAGGAATGCGTGAAGCTTCTTTGGGAATTCCAGAACTATATGAAAGACGAAAACGGCAGGATTCCTAAAAAAGATGATCACTTGCTTGATTGTGTCCGCTACTATTGTCATGCTGTTGGCTATAGCCTTGAAGAAGTGCCAAAGCCTAAAGAGGCAGCACCGCAAACCCAAATAAGAGGGGAAAGGCTAGATGTTGAGATGTTTTTGGATTCTAATTCAGAACTAGAAATGGACTTTGCCAGTTCTTATGAGGAGATATAATGGCACTTAAAAAGATTGTTAAAACCATTCCCTATGAAGATCAAGGAACCCTTGTCGAATATGAAGACGGCACGACCGAACTAATCGAAGATGCCGATATGAAACTCACAGGCCAAAAGCTATCAAAAGAGGATGAACAGTCCCTTTTAAAGAAGTATATGCAACAAATGAAGCAGCGAGGCATGAGATGAGTTTGGCTCAGTTTATCCAATATTTAAAAAACCCAGATGTCGCCGTTGACAACATTAAAGGCAGCATTGAGGCAAAGAACACAGAGGATTTGCTAAATAGTGCCGAGCAAATGAGTGAACTTACCGGATCAAATGTTGACGATGAAATCGCTAGGCAAAAGCAAATCATGGAGACTGTTCAAGGTCTTGCAAATGTCGGTGGCATGACTAAAGCAGTTAAGATGTTCGGTGCGCCAAAAGGGAAAGAGATTAATCGTGTCGCTTCTGCTATTCCTGCAAATGATAGCTACGAACAAACAATTAGATATATCAAACAGCTGGTTAATGCTTACAAAAACAAGGTGGCAGACGTCCCACTAGGACCAAGCGCTGGACCGCCTCAAGGTGTTCCGTCTGGAAAAGTTGAAGGACAATATGTTTTTAGAAATTCTTATAATGCAGGAGGAAAAGATATTCCTTTTCATGTACCTTACACTGTTCGTTCGAAAACAATTGAAGATGCCGATAAAGCAGCAGGATACTACAGGGGATTGATGGCAGTTGACGACAAAATGCCGACTATTGTCAGAACTGAAATCCCAGCAAAGGATTTCGGTGATTTGCAGTATGCATCTATAAAATCACCAGAGTTCGGACCAAAGCAGCTACATTTTTCTGAAAGGCAGTTTAACTATCCTGTCGGATTTCAAGGTCAGGGGACTTGGGAAGATGCAGACTTGGGAAGCTTTATTCAAAGGATAAAAAAATATGGAACAAGCAAATGAAAAAAGCTGTTAGGGAAGTCCCTTTTAGTGAAGGTGTTGTCATGGTCATTTATGAGGACGGCAGCAAAGGACTAAAGTCCATTCGTGAAGCTGTTATCCCTGAGACTGCCGTTGATGACTCGCCCGCTACAGAGTCAGAGGTTGCAGCTGCCATTCAAGAGTCTAATCCCATGATGAGAAAATACGTTGAATCTTTAAGGGCTGCCGGCAAATCTAATATGCCAAAGAAAAAGGGATACTAATGGACATTGCAGCATTAATTCTAGCCACAACATCATTTGGCTTTAGTCTTTATGTGTTCATCGACCTAATGGCACAAAAGAAATCAACCCACCAAATACAATTAATTGACCCACAAGATGTCTATAAGCCTAAAGGCAATAAAGAAGCACAGCCAATCAATGACGATTTTCTGGACTTTGATATGCCATCAGCACTGGACATAGCAGAAGCTAAAGCAAAGGCAGATTTAAAACGTAATATTAACTAATAACTAAATAGAGGGGAAAATCATGGCTGATTTTTTCGATGATCTGGACGATCAGTATGTTAATGCACCGAAGAAACCATTCTTTGAGGTTAACCACGAAAACGATGACGAATTAAAAACATGGCTCAAAGAAGAAATGGTGTTCCTAAAGCAGGAAAATCAATTTAGATTCCAAAAAATTAAGAATAACTATGCCCGTTATAAAGGCATCCAGTATCGCGACCAACTGTATCAGCCTAGGGATTTACCGCAAAAGCGTATCAGGTATATGCCACAAATGGTCATGCCGCTCATCTCTGACCTAGTTGATGAAAAAACAGCTAGGCTTTTGGAGTTTAAACCTTCAGTGGTTGTTATTCCTTTGCATGATGAGGAAAGGGATAAATCAGCCGCTAAGGTGGCAAAACGGTTCCTATCCTATGTTGATCAAGAGCAAAACCTAGATGAGAAATTCTTTCGTTTTGTAAAGTCTAGCAAGGTAGCAGGTGAGTCATTCCTTTTCGTTACATGGGACCCAGATCTTGGCGAGCCTTTAACTGATGGCAAACCCATTACTTTACCCGATGGCCGAGTTATTAAAAACACGGTTTATCAAGGTGATATTAAAGTTACCAATAAGACGGCATTAAACGTGCTTTATGAGAAGGCAAAAAGCTGGGATGAAACCAATTACATCTTTGATTGTTGCTGGGATTACACTGATGCTTTAAAAAGGGAATATCCTTCTAAGGCTGACCAGATTAAATCCACTGATCAAGCAAGCTTTTATGACTTTGAAAAGATGGAAGAAACATCACTTCGCGGTAAGTCATTAGTCATTTATTTCTATCACAGGCGCACCAAATTTATGCCTCAAGGATATGAAGTTAAGATGACAGGTGATGTAATCTTAAAGAAAGGTCCTTTGCAGTATAACGACGGTGAGATGCCTTGCATTCGCCTAGTGGATGTTGAAAACGAAGATGAGCAAAGCGGGGAAGCGTTAATAGACAAGATCAAATCGATTTCTTCTCAGTTCAACAACATCAATAACATGATCATCAAGCAACAACAGTTATGCTCGCACCCAAAGTGGGCTTATGAAGCTTCAAGCCTAGATGAGCAATCATTAGGTAATGACGTGTCTTTGATTAAGCTTAAGCCAGGAAGCAAACCGCCTGTTTTAATGCAAGCAAACCCTGTTTCACCACAGCTATTTGATTACGCCGACAAGCTTGAACAAAAATATTATCAATTCGGTAAGTCCAATAGCATTGTCAGAGGGGAGCCGCCTCCTGGTGTTACTGCCTTCGTTGCGCTTCAGTTTGTCAGTGAGTCAGAAAATAGAAGGACTTCACAAGAAACCGCAAGAGTGTCAGGCGCTATTAGGCAAGTGTATGACTTAATCTTAAAACGCGCTGCCCAATTCTACAAAAAAGGCGAAAAGCGCACCATGATGATTCAAGGTAAAGACAACCGCTGGAATGTTGAAACATTTGAGCCTGAGGACTTAGCCGGACCTTTTGCAGTTCAATTGCAAAATTCTTCAGCATTGCCTGAATCAAAAGCCTTAAGAACGCAGTACATCATTGATATGGCTAAAGCTTTCCCTGAGTTATTCCCAAAAGAACAGCTCTTAGAAATGATTGGTCTTGCTCAAGCTGATAAGTTTATGGATGAGGGTGCGGCAGCTGCAAGGTGTGCTGAAGCTGAAAACGAAATGATGTTCGATGGCAATCAAGCGCCGGAACCTGAAGAACACGAGATGCATATCACTCATTGGCGCATTCATGTGCAGGCCATTCAAGACATTGGCTTTAAGACAAAGACTTCACCAGAAGTTCAAAAAAACATGCTTGATCACTTGTTAGCCACAGAAATGCTGATGTTTGAGCAATCACAAAGGTCGGAAGCTTTTGCTATTATGGTTAAGCAAACCTGCCCACAATTCCCTATTCTTTACGCCCTAACGCCTAATCCTGAAATTGATCCAATGTCGCAAGCTAATCAAATGAAGGTGCAAAACCAAATCATGGATCAGCAAGCACAAGGAATTGAGCAAGGATTCGTGCCACCAGAACAACCAATGCAACCTGGACCAATGGAACCAGGCTTTTCACAAGTGGCTAGGCCAGAACAAACAGGAGCATCATCGGATATAGATCCAAATCTAATGGTTTAAAAATTTAAAAGGCAACTCGGCAATGATGCTGGGACCTATGACAACAAGGAAGTATAACCATGTCAGAAATAGCAACAAGCGGCACAACCGCAAGCGCACCTATTGGACAATCTGTAGGCACAGTCGATAACACCGGCGACAGTCTAGTCGTAACTGGTGGCGACTCCCCTGCAACCTTTGAAGAATTAGAGGCTTTCGAAGCCAAAGCTAAATCCTCAAAGAAGGAATCTAAAAGCGAAGTGAAGGAAGCCGTCAAAGAAACGGTCAAAGAACTAAGCAAGTCTAAGAAGGAAGACGATGACGAAAAGCCACAAAAGGAAGCCAAAGATAAAAAGCCAGGAGAAAAAGAAGACAAAAAACTGGAAGCTAAGGATAAGCCCAAAGAAAAGAAAACTCTTAAGGCAAAGCTTGGCGATAAAGAACTAGACCTAGACCCTGATGTCTTAATCCCTGTAAAGATCAACGGCAAAGACGAATACATGTCATTAAATGAGCTTCGCTCTGACAGGTCCGGCAAAGTTGAATGGGACAAAAGATTCCAGCAATTAGATAGGGAAAAGAAAGAATTTCAAGGCAAAACCAACGCCATCACTGAAAAAGTGAAAGCTATCTTTCAAGAACAAGACCCAGACCTTAGGTTTTACCGAATGGCTGAATTATCAGGGGTAAGTCCACAAGAGTACAGACAGAAATTTTTCGACGATAATATAAAATTGCTTGAAAATTATTATGCCATGACAGACGATGAAAAAAAGGCAGACGCAATAAGCTTTGAAAACAAAGTCTTAAAAGCTAAGCTGCAAGCAGGGGAATCCGCACAAAAGCAGAGCCAAGCTATTCAGCAGCTCGACAGCAAAGTGCAGAATCTTTGGAAAACTCACAACGTAACTCAAGATCAGTTCGTTGATAGGTATGATGAAATTGAATCCTTGGTCCAACAAGGGAAGTTCAAAGGGGAAGTAACCCCAGAATTCATCGTCGAATCAATCACAAAAGACAAGATATGGGACACAACCGAAAGCACGCTTAATGCCCTTGGGGTTGAATTACCAATCGAGACTAGATCACGAACCCTTTTAAATTTCGTCAATGATGCATATTCGCTTGGAATTTATGACCAGGCCGAAATTCAAGAGATGGTGAAAGAAATCTGGTCCAAACCTTCAAAAGAAGAACTTGTCCAAGAAAAAGTTACGCAGCGAGAAGAGTTCATGGAAGGAAAAAAACCAGCGGCTAGGTCATCAAAACCGACCGAAGTCTTGCTGTTTGATGATTTATAAATAACTAAAACAAGGAGACAAAATGGCAACATTTAATTTAACAACCCAGTCGGCGTTGTTTAAAACAAAGTTCGGCAAACTTTCAGAAAATGCCTACAATAGTGCTAACGTAATGTTAGGTACTATCAAGAAGGAATACCAATTCGTCGGTGAAGACATGAAGGTGGCAGTGCCGACTTTCTTCTCAGGCGGTGTTGGTTCGGGATTACTTCCTACACCTAACCCTGCATCTGCAGCTAAAGCCACACTTACGGCTAAGTCTGTGTATGCAACCACTGAAATCCAGCGTGAAGCCATCAAAGCGTCATCTAGTGATGAGGGTGCTTTCGTTGAAGCTTTAAAATGGAACGTACAAAAGTCAGTGGAAGCTTTTAACCGAAATGCGTCTCGTATTTTATTCGGTGACGGTTCTGGCGCTCTTGGTACTACAACTGCAGCCGTTGCAACTGGTACAGCGGCAAACCCTGTTGTTATCATCTCTTCTGCAAGCTGGGTTGAAGGTCACTGGGAAGAAAATGACTATGTAAATGTAGATTCATTAACTTCTGTTTGGCGTATTGACACTGTAGTTCCAAGCACTCGCACTATCAGCTTAACTAGAATTTCTGGTGCTGATGACTTAACAGCGATTGCAACTGCAAAGATCATCTACATGCAGAACTCTAAGAACAATGACCCACTTGGCTTAAAAGGTGTTTGTGATGCTACTGCCGGTACTCTTTACGGTGTAAACGTAGGACGCAGATGGCAAGCAACTCAAATTGCTGCTGGTGGATCTGGTGTTTCTGAAGACGTTTTAAATGAGCTAATCATTTCTGTACAATACAAGTGCGGAAAGACGCCAAAGAAAATCATGACTTCTTACACTCAATATCGCAAGATTTTGAACTTCCTAGAAGATCACAAGGTTTACTCTGTTGAGCCGCGTGCTTCTGAGTTAAAAGGTAAGATTTCTTTCAGCGGTATTGAATATCTTTCAGACGGGGGTCCAATTGGTATCTTCGCAGACCGCATGTGTGAAGATGACAGAATATACGCTGTAAACACTGATTTTATCACAGCTCATCACAGACCGGACTTCGGTTGGTTTGATGACGATGGAACTGTTTTCTTACGTCTATCTACAACTGACGCTTACGGCGCTCGTTACGGTGGATACTATGAAAACTACATCATCCCATCTTTCCAAGGTGTTGTTACAGGTCTAGCAATCTAATTAACATGTTGAGAGGGGGGCGTGGCTTTGCGGTCGCGCTTCTCACTCGCTTATAGGAGTATTTATGTCTGGTGGATTTGGCGCACAAACAATCAATCACGTCCAAAGAAAAATGAACGTGTTATCACTTAAAAAAAGTGGGTTGGGAACGCCGGTAATTTCTGGATCAGCTGCAAGCTGGTGCGATATTGTTGATAATGGTGCAGGTGACTACACTATTAACTTCACACAGTCGCCTTTTGCTCAGGTTCCAGAAGTAATGGTAACACCCGTAACCCCAGGAACGGCTGTCGCCGTGACTGCAGTTTCGATTTTAGCTGTTACAATTGAAGTAACGGACCTTGCTGGTGCGGCCGCTGAAGGTGACTTTCATGTCATGATCATCGGTTCATTAGCTAGAGACTTAATCGGAGTTTAATAACATAGAGTTTGGGGGGCAAGGATGCTCCCCTGCCCTTTCACAAAGATGCCCTTAAGGAGCGGAGGAAAATCATGTCATCGCCTAAAGGCTGGCCCAGCCAAAAGAAAATTACATATTCAAACGAAACATTTAACGAATTCAATACGGTTCAACCGCTTGGTTCGGATAAAAATGGTATGGACATCGCGCCAAAGTCTGCATTTAGAGCTACCGCCCTAGATCAGGTTGAAGCCGGATCAACTGAAAATATAATCATTGCAGCTGCCCATGGTGCTAGAGTTGGCGACTTTGTTCGTTTTGAATCTGGCACTTTGCAATTCTGGGAAGTAGCAATCGTAAAGGTTGATACTAACAATATTTGGCTTGGCACTAAACTTCCAAGCGTGCCTGGTACTGGTGATGATTTCTATATCATGCGCTACACAACCCCAAGGGTTGATACCTCTGGATCAATAGTCGCCTCATCTGGTCCGGTGCAATTTGTCAAAGATGCTGTAGACACTCAAGTCAGTGAAGATACAGTAACCCCTGCAAATTCTGAAAGCTTGCCGGTAGGCTTATTTGCAACAACTGGTGAAAGAATTCTAACGCCAATAAAGCCAGCTGGACTAGCCTTAGGTGTTGATTCACTTGGCAAAAGTCCTATTGAGTCGGCAAGATTAGATTATGCAGTTACGAATGTTGATAACGCCGCATGGACTGAAGTCATTGCCTCTGTCGGTGAGTGCTCAGGCTTCACACTATTTGATAGCGGTGGTTATACTATGGAGATAGGTATAGGCGCTGCCGCTGCAGAAACTAGGTATTTTTTAGTTCCTCCTGGTGGCTTTAACGGCGTTATTCCTATGTACATTGCCAATAACACAAGGATAAGCGTCCGAGCAGTCGGTGCAGCACTTGTAAACCTTGGCGAGCTGATCATTAACTTTATGGAGTAACTATGAATTATCTTATATTTTTATTAATGCTTTGCTTCTCACTAGTGGCAAAGCCTGATGCAGTTATTTTCTCAGGTGCAGATGTTAAGGCACTAAAATTCAATTTGGATCTATTTGGCAGAAGTAAGGTTATGGGTTTA